ACAATGTAATCCATCTCTTCTTGATAGTTCATGCCACTAGCATGTTTACACTCAATCGCACCATGTTTTAATATTAGACAGAAAATCTTTAAGTCAGCTAATTGTTTCTTCTCTTGTAGTTCTACTGTAGAAACCACCTTGTTGACTGTACCAAACAGTCCTTCTAATACTAACTTGTGTGTTTGTGTACCATCTAATGTACCTGTTAGTCCAACTCTATATGGACAATTTTCTAATTTTGCCAATATCTTTGTCAATGAAACAGCCTTAAATAAATGTGCTTCGTCACCTATTACCATACCAACATCTTTAAAGTATTTCTTAGGTTGTGTATAGATAGATTGCCATGTAGATATGATTACAGGTTGATTTGTTTCTTTAGAATGGCCTTGATATATTCTGTGTACATTTTTCTCAGGTGACCAACCATAATCTTTGAAGTCTTTGAACAGTTGTTCGACCAAAGATGTGGTAGGTACAATAATTAATATCTTTTTCTTCTTTTCTTTTAACCGAAGAATGTTAAACCTAACAAGAAGATAGACAATAAGAGATTTTCCACTAGCTGTGGGTGAAAGTAATAAAGTCCTATTTTTTCTAACTGCATATATAAATGCCTCCTTTTGATAGTCACGAACCGTAAAAGGTATTTTTAAAGCTTCAATAAACTTATCTACCTTTGCTTCGTCAACTTTTGTATCTTGTATTTTAGTGCCGTCAACAACATGAACCTTGTTATCTTCACACCATTTTAATATATAGGGGTATAGACCAACATAAATCTGGCCGGTTTGATATGAGAATAATCGAATCTTTCCGTCCCATACTCTGTTTCTAAACTGAGGCATAAACTTAAAACCAGGAACTTCAAATGTAAAGAATTGTCCTAGTTCTCTTCGTATGTCATCATCAGCCTCAATCTTTAAATGAACATCATCTTTTTTATCTATAATTAAATATCTTGTTAAACTCATTTATAAAATCCATGTCATAAGTGAATACCTATTACCTTTAATTACTTCTTTAACTTCGTGTGAGAACATAAAATTACTAGGAAAAACAATGCCTAATGCTTTCTCTTGCTTAGGTATATATTCGCCGTCACAGAATACAATTTCACCACCCTCTTCGGCAGTTTGTAAAAACACTAATGCTGTTACATGTGGATAACCATACTGTTGACCATGTGAATGGTGTATATTGTCTATATGATTTTGCATAAAACCACCTTCAGCATAATGATTCATTCTGAATGGTGTAAAACTTTGTGGCACTATTTTAGTATGTGTTTTAATATAATCGTCAACCATACCTCTAAATCCAGTTTTTAATTCTTCGTAAAACTTATCTTGTTTATTAATCCAATACTCTTTCATATCTACTCTATCGTTAGTTCTAGGAGATATGCCTTCGTTTGTGGAGAATGATGATTGATTCCATTCACCATTAGAATGATAATGTTCTATGACATTATCAGCCAAGTTAGGACTAATTGCAAGAGGATATGTTTTGATATAATCTGTTATCTGCATTACACAGCACCACTAGTAAACCTACGCCAGTCAATGGCATTTTTAATTGTAAAGGTTCTATTAGTGATTTGTCTAATTGTTCTATCTAAGAAATCAACACAAGCGTTTAAGTAATCTACTTTTTGTTTTGCTTTAATATACTCTTCATCTGAAAGAATATATTGGTCGACATCAGCTCTTAATAGTTTGAAGTTAAAAGGTCTCTGTGCATATACTGAAGCGTCTGCTTTGCCAGTATAATATTCCCAAAGTTTCCTTTTGGTATTATATAAATCACCCTCAGCTCGACTAAGCATTAACTTAAACTTAGTTAAGTGTTTTAAATATTTGTTGTGTAACTGTGGAGTTTTAAGCGATTCTAAATCAAGTTCAGTATCGTTTATTTTTAAATCCAAATCAGCTTGTTCTTGTAGTTTTTCTAAATCCATAATAAAGGTATCCTATCATAATATTAATTAAATGTAAAGCCTTAGGTGACTGTATTCGTTGTATTACTTGCACTTTTTAAAGCAAATTCGTATATCTTGTATTTAAATGTAACACTTGCCGATAGATAATTAACATCATCAGCCTGTTGATTAAAACTTAGTCCAGACAATGATGTTGGAAAAACATCAGCAAATCTTACTTCTATAACGGTGTTATTTTTACTTGATAAAACATTTAGTGTTGCGTCTGAAAAGATAGGTCCTAATGGTGTTGCACCATATTTGGTCTTACCTGGGTCAGTAGCTTTACTATCTCTACCACTTGTAGGAAATCTATCTTTTCCGGCCTCTACTAAACTTGCGAATTGTGTTCTCGATTTAGGGAAACCTATACCATACATCCAACCATGTATTTCTCTATAGTTCTCTAAGTTCTCATCTACTAGAAATGTAATCTCTAAATCACCAAAAGTTATAGTGTCACCTGGAAGTGGTATGTCCGCCAACGGAGTCGTTTGGAGAGTGGTGCCTAAAGAAATCCCTGGTATGTTACAAGCAGTTGTGAAATACTCCACTTTAGGAAGTTTTGCAAGTTGAAACTTAAACTGAGTAGGCGAAGCGTAATCAAACTTTGTGGGTTGTCTGTCGTATGCATTTGTTGTTGTCATACTTATATTTATCCATCCTGGAGGACGGCCAAAAAAAAGGGCGCCGAAGCGCCCTCTAATATTACTGTTGAAAACTCAACAAATATTACATAAGATTTGTAACTTTAACTCTTTGGTAGTATCTGTTTGCGTTTGCAGAACCAGCGTTGTCCACTGCTGTAGCGACACCCGATTGAGCACCAGTTTCAGCGAATGGATTAGCAATAAGACCATATCTAGTCTTGAAGCCAATTTTCGGTTGGAAAGTATCTTGACCAACTGCTCTCACCATTTGTAGTGGAACATATGGACAATAGAACATACCAGCGTCATAAGGTGAAGTACCTTTATAACCAACAACATAGTATTGTGTTGCTGAACTGTTTGCACTATACGGGTCAATGTATACTTTGAATCTGCCGTTAAGAACACCAGCAAAAGTATTGCCTGTGTCATCAACATTCAAATTGTTATTTAATGCAGGTGTGTAATCTAAAACACCAGCCATTTGAAGAGCACTCGCAACATCAGCTGAACAGATAATCATATTACCTTTTCCTCTTCTTGTTCTTTGTGCAATTCTGTTCGCATCTCTTTCAAGTTGGAACATAAGTCCTTTGAATCTTTCAACAGACCATCTTCCGTTTGAGTCTGTATCTAAATCAAAGATACCTGCTGTAGTTGTGTTAGTAGCAGCACCTTTCTCTGCGTTTGTGTAAACTGTTCTTACAACTTCTCTGTTGATTTCCGCAAGGATTTCAGCAGATAGAATGTTTGCAAGTTCAGTTTCAGCGTCTAAACCATGGATTGCTTTTAAGTCTTGAGCAAGTTCCATTGTGTATTCAGCTTTCAACGCTCTTGATTTAGCAGTAACAGTCGATTTCTCGATTGAGAATGCCATTTCAGCGAAAGCGTTTCCGTCTGCGTCACCTAATGCTTCAGCAGCTGCTGTAGTCATTGCCTGACCAGTAGTATAAGTACCAGCAGATGGTGAGTCGTTTAGAGCACCTGGATTAGTGCCTGAGTTAGCAGTAGTTGAATAACCATCTACAGCTGAACCAGCAGCATTTCTTCCAGAGAAGTCTGTATCAGCTTCGTCAAACATAGCTTCGTTGCCAGCTTGTGAAGTGTATCTACTTCTCATTGCAAAGATTAGTCCAGTTGGACCAGTCATTGGTTGTACGCCTGCGATATCGTAAGCGATAAGATTAGGCATTGCTCTTCTAACAAGTGAAATTAGGATTGGATCCCAATTTTGTACACCTGAACCAGTTGCGTTTGTAGGCGCAGCTTCAGATAAAAATGCTGAATCTTCTTTAGCAGCTCTCTCTTGATTTTCTAAGATAACTGATGTAACGGCTCGTCTGTAAGAATCCTTGATTTGTGGTAAATCTGGGTGTTCTAAAACAGGCTGCCATTTCTTTTCGTGTTGTTCGGATAAGTACATTTGTTTTTTCTCCCTTTGTCCGGTTATACTAAGATATTTTCATATCTTTTGTTTTGCTTATAGCGGCAGTGTAAGCAGCCATTGCTTTAGACAGGTCCTCGTTAGAAGTTCCATCTTCAGCCGCCACATCATGTAGTGAGTCTTTGACTTCTTCTTTAATTCCAAAGTATGATTCTTTAATAGTTTCACATTTAGTTTTAAAAGAGTCTGCGTCTGACCATTCAATTTCTTCTACTAGCTTAGCAAATTTTTCTTTTGCTGTATCAGCAAGTCCGTTTGAAGCTTCTGACATGATTTCGTTTCTTGTCTTAACTGCATTGTCCTTGTTTAATTCAACATTTGATTGTATCTGCTCATTGAGTTTCTTTTCTAAAGATTCAATTTTATTTGCTTGGTCTTCAAGCACATTGTATCTTTCATCTGGAACATCAATGTAGTGCTCTGCAAAAAGTTTTTTAAGACCTGTGATAAAGTCTTCAGCGATTTCACCTTTGATACCTCTTTCAAGAGCGATTTCGTTTTCTTTCATCCACTCTTCAACGACATATGCTAGGTAACTGTCAACTTTTTCTGTCAGTTCTTCTTTATGCTTTGCAACATCTTGCTCGTATGTTTCTTTTACATCTACTTCCATTGTTTCAGCAATCTCTTTTACTTTAGAGTTTACCGCTGATTCAAATACGGTTGCAGCTTTTTCTTTAAATTCTTCGGATAAGTCATCTTGTCCGGCGATTAAAGCATTAACATGTTCTTGAGTCTCTTCTTTATTCATTTTGTAAGAAGCCTTCTTCATAGAATAACTTTCTTTCTCGTCTTTTTTATCAGACTTGATTTCAGTTTCTTCTTCTTGTGAATCGTCTTTCTTACCTTTATGTTTATTAAGAGCGTCAAGAGCAGCTTTTGGCATTTCGCCTTCCTTGATTTCTTCCGAACCTTCGTCCGTTTCAGCGTTTTCCAACTTAGTATTGTGACCAGTCAATGTTGGCATTGGGTCAGCAGCACCTTGTGATTTTTGTTGGGCATCGCCAGAAACTTTCTTAGATTTTTTTGTTGCGTCAGGATTGCTATCTGTTGGTTTAACAACAGCTGCGCCTAAATCCTCAGCATCATTTTTCAGATGGTTCGGTTCAGCCGCTACAGCATTCTTTTTAGGAGCATCCGCTTGGGCATTTGCCTCAGCTACTGCTTCTTGCTCTAACGCCTCTAACTTTTTTTCTGTATCGGCCATTTGAGAAATCTCCTTTTTAAAAATAACTAGTTATTTTTCTCTAATTAATAGATATTTATAAGTTTAAAGTTTTCTAAGAAAATCAGCAAACACATTCGCCTTAGCTTCCGCTAATTTGATTGACTTTGCCTTTTCAATATATGCTTTATACTCTTCAATATCCCTTGCTTTTATTACTCCATTGTCCCATATCCACTCTTTACTCTCCATAATACCTTCAACGAAAGCGTCTGGTGCTGAGGGGTCTGCTACAATGTCAGCGGCTGTAGCCAAGTAGAAGTCTTTTCCTACATAGTTATTGCCGTTTCTTGAAACCAATGAACCCATTCCTCTTGAAGAAACTCCCAATTGAGCGCCTTCATCAATAAGACCTTTTACAATCTTACCGTAGGGTGTGTCCATGATTTTTGCTTCACCAATAAAATTTTTGCCTTCCGCTTTTAAAGAGGTAATCATGTGTGATACTCTCTCTAAGTTAACTGTTGGTCCGTCAGGATGTCCCAGCTCACCAAAGGCTCTTTTCTTATCAATAAATTCTTTTGTATATCTGTCTACTTCGGTAGATAGGATATTATTTTCATAAATTCTACCGTTTCTATTCTTAATATCCGATTGTAGAAAGACACCACGAATCTTGTAGTTCTTTTTACCATTGGTTTCTTCAACCAGGTATTCTGCGTCTTGTATTTCTTCTGATATTAGTTTCATTACTTCTCTCTCGTATTAACTATTTATATGTTTTGATTACCTAAACTCTAAAATAATTGTATAATTGTCACCGTTAGCAAAGTTCTTTGTCGATAATAGAACATCACCAGTTGGTGTCGTTGCGTTGTTAGTAACTTCATTACCAGCTGTTCTTAAATCAAAATAACCATTACCACTCAATAACATAGCCGTTGCGTTAGTAACTCCGTCCCATATCAATTCAACAGCAGATTTGTTATTTGCCGTGTTAATTGAATACCATACTCTCGCAAGTTTTCTGTTACCATCTTCGGTCATAAAAGTGACCTCTGAGGCGTCAATCTTCTTTACTTGTGTTTCACCGGTACCATCTGAAAAGTTTGTAAGTTTAGAAACAAACTTAACACCAGATGTATCAGTAATCGTTTGTGTTGTTACTAAATCAGCCATTGCTAAATCCTTTTTCTTTATGACACTCTAATAACAAACTAAACTTATCTACATTACCGTCTGTCGTTACTTGAATATCGCCTGTTCCTTTTATTTTTTCTTCTACAGGTTTTAGACCGTAGTTGTCTATGCCTGTCATTGTTAAACTCTTATCATCAAATTGCAATGTTACCGTGCCTGTGCCTTCTACTTCATAATATGCATTTGCAATTGATAATTCAGATTCGTTTGTAGAACCTTTTAAAGTATCTAACTCTACAAGTTTCTCGTTTTCATTACGAGCACCAGTAACCTTATTGATTACTTTAAATCCATCATCAACTAATTGTGTAGATACTATTGTCATTAACCGCCTACTGATACTGCATGTGCATGACTAGTAGCTGATGTAATTTCGTCTGTTGGGTCTTTACTGATAATAATTTCATCACCAGCTGCATGTAAATAAAATTCACCAATCTTTGTGTCGTCTGCAAGATTGACTGTGCCTGTTACAGTACCAGCTGTTGCAACTACTCTAACAGTTGTTGCTGAACCAATATTATTTGCACTAGGGTCATTTACTACATCTCCCAAGATTTTAAATGTCGCCATTGTTTTCTCCTATTTCCTTGTCCATGTAATCATAGACAACATTTGTTTGTACATTATGTTTAAGAGCAACCTTATCTATGGTTGCCTCAACTTCTTTTACAACATCAACACTATCATAATCTACCTGACCAAAAAAGTCATTTACCACCTCTTTATGTTTAGGTGGCAATTGACTAAAAGTTTCTGTGTCAACTACATTTGGTTTAAGTAGTTGATTGAGTTTCATCATTTGCCGGCGCCTCTACTTCTAAAGCGATTTCATTACCATCTGTTCCCATCATAGTTCCAGTTTCCGGTGAGGGGTCTGTTACTACTGGTTTTGGGTCACTAAATGGTTGTGCCTCAACATCTGAAAATATTTTACCTGCAATATCAATTCTTTGTTGGTCTAAACCATCTGCTACTTTAGCTCTTAAAGCGTCTTTAAAAGCTTCGCCTGCGTCTGCATTGTTTCCGACTGATAAGTCATCTACAAATTTCTTTACATGTTCACTCATTTTTTATCTCCTATAAGTTTCCACCAGAACCTGGAATATCTTCCGTAGGTGCTGATATTATGCCGTCATCAATTTCTTTTTTGATTTGAGTATTAATGTCTTCAATATCTCTATCAGATTGTTTAAGTATATTTTTTCTAACATACTCTACTGAATAATATTTACCAACATAATCTCTCACTTCGTTTGCTAATCTAATTCTTTCCAAAAGCATTTCGCTTTCTTTAAGTTCAGCAAAGTGTCCATCTTGTAAGAAGTCATAAGCAATAAAATCTCTTAATGTATGCCAATCGTCCTCTGTGATAACAGCTTTTAGTATTAGTTGTGTTTTTAATATGTCATTAAATAACTCTGTAAACTTCTTTCTCAACCTTTGTACAAACTTTGTAAATTTAAGTTCATCTCTGGTAATCTCGGTACTTCTACCAAGATTGAAACCTTGACTTGCTTCTAATCTACTCGCTGGTACATTCAATGAACGATATAGTTTACTTCTAAAGTATTCAATGTCTGTAATTTCACCCAAGTTTTGTCCGCCTGGTAGTGTAGTAATATCTGTACCTCTACCGCCTTCTCTACTTGGTAACCAAAAGTCTTCTAACATAGACATATAGTTTCTGTCATCTCTGATTTCACCTGTTGAAGCGTCATAGACAAGTTTGTTTCTATATCTTGCCATCACATCTCTTAGGTATGCTTCAGCTTTTACTTTTGGTAAATTACCAACATCAATCTTGAATATTCTTCTTTCAGGTGCTCTTGCGATTCTGTAAATCACAGCAGCGTCTTCAATCATTCTCAATTGATTAACTGGTTTAATTGCCTTATGCATATAAGACAGAACCATATTTTTATTCTGGTCAATTAAACCTGATGGTACAAATGAAATTGTATCTGTGGCAATCTTAATACCACCAGATGTTGTACCGGCAATTCCTTTTTCATTGAATAAGTAATACTCTTCATACTCATCAATGATTGCTAGACCGTGAGGCATTGGACCGTCAGGTCTTTTCTTCCTTACTTCTCTAACTTTTTTGATTTTTCTAGGGTCAATGTATCTTAACTCTGTGATACCTTTTCTAGGTGATTCTCTATCAATAACTTTATGATAGTAAACTCTGCCATCAACATACCATCTTCTAAATATGTCGTGACCTTTTGTATTAAAGTTCATTAACCTTAATACTTCCTTAAACTCATCTTCTATCTTTCGTCTAACTTCTTTACCAAAAGGAACTTCATCCAACCTAAGTCTAATAGCATCCTTCAATTCATTAGCCACGATTGCTTCATTAACAATATCTTCAATTGCCATGTCACACTCGGGGTGTAATGCTATTTCTCTGTATCTTCGGATTAGGTCTTGCTCTGTTTTAGCCGTACCTTCCTGGTCTAGGTACTGACCAAAATAACCACCAGCTGCGATAGTTTGTGTACCATCATCTGCCTGTGGTTGTGTAAAGCCTTGCTTTGGATCCGCCTTTTGAACTTGACGAGTGATAGAAAATCCAAATAATTCAGCCATAATATTATCCTTTACTTTATATATTTACTACTATTTATAATAGTTTTAAGAGGGTGGTTTTTAGGCCACCCTCCTAATATATTAAGTAGTAGTATTACTTTCAAAGTATTGGTACGAAAAAGTAACGCCAAATTCTTCTATAGCGTCATTTGTTCCGTAGTCCAATTCAATAGCAGCGATTTCAGTCGGGAATACACCTCTTAAAGTGTATGACTTAATCGTTGCACCGTTTCTATCTAACTGGTCAACAAAAGCGTCAACTTGATAATCCGCTGGATTTGTCAAGCCTTCACCGTCTGTTGAGTTATTAATACCATTTGACCATCTTTCAAATGCGTTTCTTAATTTGAAGTTTGTATCATTTAGTACACTAATTGTCCAATCAGCATATGTTCTATCGCCAGCAATCTTAATCTGTCTACCTCTGAAAGGTACCACAAATGACGGAATTGTCATTGCCGGTAACTGAGTAGTTTTACATAAGAATGCTAGTTCTTCTATTTCTCCACCAACTTGTGCGTAACCAGGAAAAGGCATTGTAACCTTAAACTGATTGGCTCTAGCGCCGCCGCCTGCAAGTTTAGCTTTGAAGTCATTAATGTTTGCCATTTTTTATTTCTCCTCTACTAACCTGCTACTTCGTCAAACGAAACGCCGGTTCTTGTTGCTATGAATTGTAAAGTAATGAAGTTAATGCTTCTAGCAGGTTTTACAAAAATCTCTGCTATGAATTCATTTCTATCAACTACTTCACCTGTGTTATTAGTTTCATCACATACTACTAAAAAGTCTGTGATACCTCGTCTACCTTGTACTTCTCTTAGGAAAGGCTCTACAATGTTTCTAAAGTTCGCTCTTGTAAATTCATCATTGAATTCAAAAAGTTGGAATTTAGAAGCAGTCGCAATTGCCTTCTCTAAAACGATAAACAGTCTTCGAACATTTATTCTATCAAATGCTGAAGGTGCTGATAATCCAGTTTTATCTCCGAATAATACAGTTCCTTGTCCTGGGAATGTTGCCACAGGATTTACTCTAGCTCTGTATAATTCATCTCTATGAGATTTTTGTGGATTGAAAGCAAGTTTTACTGCGCCTCTAACAATACCTCTGTTAAGACCCGCTGGTGAATACCAGGCGTCTGCAACAAGGTCAGTTCTAGCACTTAAACCTGCAATATCACCGTTTAAAGGTACATATCTGTAAACATCATTATATCTGTCGTAACAGTATTTGTAACCACTATCAAACAATACATAAGATGATGAACGAATTCCATTAAAGAATCCTACAACATTATCTTTTTGTGTGTTTGCGTTTGATATACCTACAACATCACTTCTTTCTGGAGAAGCAAATACAACTGCGTCTTTTCTATTTTCAGCAATCGTAATTAAGTTGTCGATATGTGTAGCGTCACCGTCAGCGGCCATGATTAGACCAACATCAACTGTATCAGCGTCTGCAAACTTTTCGTAAGCAGTTAGTTTCTGACCTACTGTAGATACTGAACCGTCAGCACCTGCTTGTAGTGAAACATCACTTATAGTTGTTACAGATGTAAATGTAGTTCCTGAGGCTGCGTTACCCCAGTTTGAACCTGAAGCATTATGGTCCATCCAATAGATGTAGTTTGATGAATTGTAAATAACATCTGGATAGTAGTTTATTCCACCTTGAGCTGTTTTTGAATCAGAAGCTTTTGATAGTCCACCAAAAATTTCTAAAACTTCGCCCTTGATTCCTGAAATACCACCATCTTCGTCAATTACTGCAACATGCAGTTCATCATTTACTCCACCGTTTGCTAATACATATGGTGATGTACCTGGTGCTTTGTCAAATAAATCGTAATGTTTCCATCTTCTTCTTACACTTGCACCATTAGTTGGGGCTGCATGTAAACCTGAAGAATCGGAAGTTCCGAAATATTGTGGTTCGTCTTTTCTTACAATGCTTAAATCGTTAGTTGCAATACTAACAACTCTGTATTCGTAGTTGTCACCAAAGTTAACAATATCGCCTGCTGTAATGCCTGTAGCTGAATCAACAGTAACAACAGTATCTCCGACAGCCATAGAGGCGTCGTCAACAGTTGTTTTTGCTAGTTCTTCATAAGCAGTAGCAGATGGACAAGTAGCAATCTGTAGATTGTTTCCCCATGCACCGGCTGTTCTTGCTGCCCATAATCCTACAGAAGCAGAACCATCAGCGTGATTGTCTTGGTAATCGGTCGTATTTTTTATTACAAATGCACTACCGCTTTCGGTAGCATTTGATACAGATGTATTCTGTACACGGACAACTCTTAACGAATTCGAATATGCTAGAAAGTTAGAAGCGGTAAAAAATCCCTCAAATGTAGTTGAGTTAGGTTTACCGAATGTACTTACTAATTCTTGTTCGCTAGAAATACTAACTACTTCGTCTAAAGGTCCTTTTGTTGCTTGAAAAGCAACAGCGCCAATAGAAGTCGAAACAGCTGGTATAATTCTAGTAAGGTCTTTTTCCTGTACGAGAACACCTGGTGATACTTGAAATGCCATTTAGGTCTCTCCTTTAATTAGATTAATCTTTTAAAATATTCAATACTCATAAGTTTTCTTATGCCCATATCAAAATGTCAACCTTACTGATATTTATAATAAGTAAAAACTTGACTAACTGCCCTTATGTACGACTGGATGCCATACTGTACCATATTCATCTACTTCCGATTTCTCATGGTCTGGTGTTCCGTCATCTACAAAGCCAAAAGGTGCCATATCCTGTTCAATTAGATGTTGTTGTTCATCATATAACATTTGTCTTGCGTTAGTATCTGTCATCTCTTTAAAGAACGGTTGATTAGATAACCAACCAAATATAACTAAACACATCATCAAGTCATCATTAGCACCATCATCTGCTTGCCAACTTTGACCTTTTCTAATAAAGGTAGACATCTCTTCGATAATATTGAAGTCTTGTATTAATACCTTATCACTTTCGATAAGGGTTTTGATGTTAGCACAACCAATTTTTTTAATTTGTTTAGTCATCTTAACACCAAATCCCGAACCTCTCCCACTAAAGCCAGCTCCCAAAATCTGACCCGCTCTTCCTCTTTGTGTTGTCATCAACAAATTATCATACTCTAATTCAAACTGTAGAGCTTCTGCAATCTGTTGACCTAAATCGTTTGTTTCTACCAATACATGTGCATGATTAAATGCTTTACACACCTG